CTTGTTCGCTTGCATCAAGATTTCGATCATTTGGATTGCCTCTAGAAACCCCCCATGCTAATATTTGGCCCGGCTCAGAAACTTGCGAAATAATTGGAGGATAAATAACCGCTCTGCCATTGTCAGCAGTAATTCCTGATGGATTTGGATTTGAATCTGTACCACTTGCGATTGTTTGACTTATAAATTCTTCCTCAGTATATTTCATAGTAATAAAATCATTAAATACTGCAACATCTGGGTCAGTCACAAAAAACAAATTATGTTGAATTGCCGCGAACGCTGGTCTACATTCTTGTCTAGCAGTATCTATAGCAGCGGTAAATTCCGGCTTGTTAACATATCCTGAACCATAATTAGAAAAATTATCTACAAGAATACCTGTTTTATATAACACATTTCCTTTAGATCCATTTCTATCAAATACAACATTGTTTAATGCTATGATATCTAATCCTTGTTTTTTAACTCGTTTTTCTAATGCTGCAAGTTTTTTATCAATAACATTAATGTCTTTCATTGTATATCTAGGAGCATCATTATAAACAACTTTTACGTCTGTAGCACCTGCAGTATACGGAGCCACATTTAAAGTTGCAATTAATTGACGAGTACTATCTGTGTTATCCGGGGGAGCCACCGGTGTAACTGCAGGTATTCCAGAATCAATTTTAAATTTATTTCTTGAACTATCTGCACTTGCATCTCTATTTTGTACGTACAATCTATCTATACGACCTAAATAGAATTCAACGTCTGCTTCTGTACCAGGAACTTCTGTTGGATTTGGTTTTATGTAATTATCAAAATAGAAAATATTAGATAATCGGTTAGCATATATCCCATTAGGAGGGATTGGGGTATCGTCTTGTCTGCGGGGTCTATAGTCCAAACAATCCCTTAAAACAAACTGCTCACCGTCTTGTGTAGAAGTATATGTGGGAATTTTTGAATATAATGATGCGGGATATGACCCTACATCTATAGCTCCATCGCCGGAATGTGTAAAATAATCAAAAACAATTATAACATTACCTGGAGCTTGCGCAGTCTCATTCAAGAATCGAACTTTGCCATGATCATACCAATTTTCGCCTTGACCTGAATCTAAATAATATTTTAAGAACGATTCTTTTGCGACAGGTTTCCAATAAGCGGCATTTGTTAAAGATTGACCAGTACTTCCAGCATTTGCATAATATACTAATCCGTTTGCTTGAACTAAATTATTTGCTACGTATGCAGTGCCGGAACTGTAATTGCCTACAAATACATTACTTTCGCCAACTTTATATATGCCTTTATAGTTGAATACGTCAGATTTTAATACAGAATAATCAACTTTGCCTACATTTATGTTTGCTACATATGATTGATTCTCAACTAATGTTTTTGTTCTTCTTGCTAAAGTATCATTTTCAACAGATACGATTACATCAATTGTCCCTGAAACTAAATTTCCACCAAACGCAATAGATAATTGTGTTCCGGTAGAATCAACTGACATAGTCACATCTTCAGTTGGAACAAACTGACCAGTTGTATATGTACCGGACGATACAGACTTTACAACTATAGTATAATAGTCTCTTTTTATTGTACTAGATATAGTTGAACCTAGCGGGCCAACAAATTTATTAGGAGACGTTAGTGTTAATGTTGCAGTACTTCCAGTAACTGATTGACTTGAAAGTAATTTAGAATATACTACTTTATTATTGGTTACGCTCTTTATATTATTTCTATTAATTTTGAAAATATTTCTATTTTGAGAAACATCATAAAACCTTAAACGATTATCGGTAAAGCCTAACGTAGGATGAATATTTGCAAAAAATGTAGGTGCGGCATATGTTCCGGTATTACCATAGTCTGTAGAAATTGGGTTTTGTACTCCAATTATAGATCTAATATTATCCGGACCAAGAGTTGTAGATGCCTGCTCATAATAGTACCAATAAAATCTGTAAGCAGCACTTGAACTTGTTCCAGTTTCATATTCCATATGTTTAGGAACAACATATCCCACAACTGTAGAATCATTCATTGCATTTCTATCGGTTGTATTATGACATACATAGAAATTTGCAAGATCTATATCTGTTAATGCAGGCAATCCAAATTGAGGAGCATCTATTAAAACATATGTTCCAAAGAAAGTATTAATATTTAATGTATTCGCATAGTTAGTTGTTCTTGCTTTTGGGATATCTAATTCTGTTTTTCCCAATGTTGCAATATCATACCCGCCAACAAATGCCCTGCCGGGATTTGCATAAAGTTTTACAGACGTTCCACTTGCACTACTGCCTGCGCTTTCTAACTCAAAAGGATCAACAATATAATTACCAGATTCTGCATAAGTTCTATCGGCCAACGTTCTTGCAAATTCTGCATATTTAGAATCAGATCCAGATTCAATAAAATCTCCGTTGCCTTTATTGTATCTAACAATTTCTACATATTCTCCAGTAATATCTGGTTTATTATCACTTGTTAAGTCTACACTATCTAAAACTAAATTAATTTTTAATCTATCTGCGCCGGGTGCTAAATAATTTGAACTTCCAAATGCAGGATCTAATAGAGAACTATCGTCATTATAATTTATGGTGGATTCTTCGTATCTTAAGACTACCGATTTTGTAGGATATGCTGTATATTTTTGTGGCACAATTGACTGTGTCGGTACTCTAATAAAGAATCCGTTTTTATAATATACACCAGAACTGCTGTTAATAATTAATGTTGGGCTCGTATTTCTTGATTTAAATTGCAAGCTGACATTTGTATCGGTAACACCTACATTTTTATTTAATGTGATACTTGTAGATGAATTTACTTTTGTGACAAATACATCGTCCCCTAAACTAGGATTATTTACAATTTGATCGCCTACATTAATAGTACCTGTAGAAGAAGTTAATATAATTGTATCAGAATATTCATCAAGTGTTGCAACAGCAGATACAAAATTATCTGATACGGTTACAACAGTTAATGCAGAAGTTGCTTTTGCATTGGCCTCGGAAATTGTATCATAAAAATACAATGTTTCTGTTGAATTAAATTCACTTACACCTTCACTCTTAATTAAAGATATAACTAATGTTGGAGGATCATTCACGGTGGGATTATCTGCATCAAACACAAAATCAACTCGACCTATAATGTTAGATGTTGTTCCAGAAACAAATTTATTAAGATATGGCAATAAATTTGCTGTACTTGGATTTGTTTGTAATTTAACTGAACGACCGTTATCATTAACAGTAATAGATACCGGATCGTCACTTAGAATTCTACTACCATCTACAAATACGTGATTTGCAAATTTCTTAATCTGATCTTGCAGAATTGATTGTACTTGCGTTAGTTCTCTTGCCTGTACAGGTGTACCAGGTTTAAAAAGAATTCTATAAAAATTCTTAGTACTATCAAAATCGTCATAATATGGATTAGTTGTTAAATTTACAGCCATTTGTTTACCTTAGAATTCTATAACTATATGAATATTTTCTGCTTGGTCAGAATTTCTTGTTATTTTACTGCGGTTTTCCACATATAAAATCTGACCTGTATTTTTATTTACTTCAGGAACAGTTATTCCTGTAATTCTCCCCGATGCAAGAGAATTACTACCAACTATTGTTTCGCCATTAATAAAACTAACATTCCCTGAATATAATTCTATAGGAGTAATATATCTAATTGCACCGTTACCAGTAATAGCATTTGCAGTTGTACTAACCACAAACCCAGTTACGTTACTATTACTGCCGTAAATTTTTTCATCTATAGTAAATGTACCTGTAATATTTGACAACGTAATGGTATGTGTACTATTTAATGTTGTTTCCGTAGCAATCAAGGAGGTAGTATTTGATATTGGATTTTTAACAATTCCAATTCTTCTGTAATCATTAACAATTGGGAAATCGCCGCTGCCTTCAGCATAATTTAATCTTGCATTTACCATAACATATTTTGCACCTAATTCAGAATATGCATCATATCCATGTCCGTTTTTAGGTGATACAATTGCTCTTGCAGTTGCATTGCTACCACTTCCGCCAGAAATTGCTATAGTTGCAAACGTATAATTACTACCATTTAAAGATGTTTGAATTTTATTAATTGTATTGGCGCCAGTTAATATAACACTTCCTGCTTCTGCGCCGGAACCGTCTCCTGATATAGAAATTATAATATTTGAATTTGTGGTATATAAATTACCCGCATTTGTTACTATAATATTATCAAGTGTTCCTTTAATTGCTGTAGATACAACATCATTATTAATATTAACAGGCATATAATCAGCTGTTAAAAATTTTAGTAAATCTGTATCTGTTAACGAATACAAATATTTCCATCGATATCCATCAGCAGTTGTAATTATAGAAGTTAATGTTCCCGTTGGTTTAGTTGTTGAAACTGCACCAAAATTATTTGATATACATTTATACACATTATTATCAACTGTTAATACGTAAAAATTTGATCCGTATATGTTAGATGATAAATTATCATATTGCGTATATACTACTCCTGCAGACCAATCATATCTTTTTGCTACTTGTTTATAATCTGTTGGCAATATTCTTTTTAATGCAATTGTTTCTGCCCAGTATATTAAATCTTGATATTCATTATTAATAGGCGTAGGAGGCGTTGGCTCGGCCGGCCAATTTTGCGGTCTACCTACAGTTAAATACAATCTATTAGTGTTACTAACGGACTCTATCCACTCTGCCGCGCTAAAAACTCTAAAATTTTCTGTTATAATTTGCGCCATTACTTTTTCCAACTAATTTATTTATTATTTATTATAGATAACTAAACAGATAATAAACATGGTCCGATTTGATATCTAAATTTGCAACTCTGCTATTTGAATAAGTCGTCATACTTGCTTCAAATGGAGGAGAGTCCATGTCTGCAGTTATACCTAAATAATCCCAAACCTCATTATTTACAGTAGTACTAATATTTGAAAGAACTTTATTTGTATTATCTATCTCACTAAAAACTTGCATGCCCGCCGGATGTACTATTGATGCAGCAACGGCTGCCCAATTATCAAGTGATACTTGACTTTTAACAACATATGAATATGGTTGATAATATATTTTTCTAGGATCCGGTGCATCAACAGCTGGGCCTTGAATATAAATTGCGCTCGACAATTTACCTTGACCATTTTTCCAATATCCTGACCCTTCTCGCAATATACCTAAATTACTTTTTAATATTGCATTTTGAGTATAAATTAAATTTGCGTTTGTGTTTGTGTCTGCAGTAACATATGTAAATCTAAATCTTTTATCATCTAATATTGTGTGTATACTCACATTTGAAACTAATCCATTTACAGCACTTGCTGCATTTCCGTAAAAATATACATTGGCATAATTACCTTTACTAAATCCATGAGGAGTATTGGATACGAATGTTGCTACATTCGAAGTAATTGTTATATTTCCTAATATATTACGAGTAGGAGGATCAATGTATACTGGTTCAAATGATGATTCTAACACAACACCATCTACAATGGTTCTTCCTAAATATACTCCAGAATTTATAATTCTTACAGTTTTAATTTTTCCAGTATTGGTTATGTAGTCAATTGCTACATTCGCTCCATTTATTTTAATCTCAGCATTGGCCTCGTATCCAGGAAGACTATCAGTAATTGTTAAATTTGTTAATTGCGGTAATGTTGATGCAATAATTGTCCGACGTTCGCCGGTTGTTGCATTTATTAATTTAGATGCGGTAATTTCTTCTACTAAAAAATTACCCTTTACATTTTCCAAAGTTAATTCGTATGATTCGGCATTATATCCTATATTCTGATATACTTTAATCACACTGTTAACATCTGCAGATGCGCCAGACCTATTGCCTACAATTTTGGTATTTACTAAATCATATAAATTTGATTGATTAAACGGTGTTACTATTATAGTTTTATCTTTTTTCCAAATTCCATCAGATGGTTTTAATATAAATTCGCTTGGATAGAAAAATTCAGCGTTTGAATTAAACATAACACGGAAAAGTAACTTATATGCCTCTTCCGTGCCTTTTGTCTTGTAAATATCTCTAAAATGTTTAATAAAAGTACGTTTTTCTGTAACTATATTTCGTGGAATATCATTACCGTAGTTCTTAAAAAATTGTTCAATTAAATTATCTGTAGTATATTCGCTATCGCCGTATTTTCTTGCATTTTGTAATATTTCTTGAGGGTATTGATCTTGTTCTAAGAATTTATAATACGCTTCTAAAAATTTAACAAATGTGGAAGTTGAATCTGCTCTAATAAATTTTGCAACTTGATTTGACAATGTAACTGCAATAGCATTACTAACTTCAAGTTTTGTTGTAGATAATATTTTAGTTACAAATACTGTATTTGTTATTGCGGGATGTTGTAGTCTATCTCCCGCAATAATATCTCTAGTGTCTGATACAGTTACTTGTTTTGATGCCGCGGTTGTAGATATAACTTGTATATTTGTAGCATCTGTTTCCCCTACCCGAATAAACTCAGGTATTTGTGATGCAAATATCTTAGATAATTTTTCTCTTATTCTACTCATACTGTGATTACATTAACTGTAAGTCCTGGTAATCGATTTGAATCTACGTTTGCGGTACTATCATCTAATAAAATAATTTCGTTTTTATTAACAACCACATCAAGATACTCATCTTGAACCGTTGCGGTAATTCTAACATCAGATGTATCTGCCGGATATCCTAGTAGAGATAGGTTAGTAATTGATACTTCGCCTGTACCATAATTTATTGTTCCGTATAATGAATTAAAAATAGTATCACTGCTTGCATCTATAAGTTGTATTGTCCCAAAACCTTTATTGTTTGGGAAAGAATCATTTGGAACATCTTTTAATCTTGCAAGAACAGAATTTCCGTCGTGATTGACAACAAAACTTGTGGTTGTTAAACTTCCAGGAACTAATCCATTTTTAAATTTAATAGATTTACCTAAAGTATAAACATTTAAATTACTATTTAAAATAGGTTCAATTCTTCTCTGTAATTTCACAGTCATTAAATTGCCAACTATGTAATCACTCACATTGTCAATATTTCTTGACAATTTTGAAAATATAAAATCGTTATCAAATTTTTGTAAATCAGTATTGAAATAATTTTTTACTTCGCTAACAACTATATCTTTCACATCATTTGATAATAAAGAAGTTTTTGCAGCCTCATATTTTACATTTACCGATAAATTTATAATAAAGTAATCAGGGTCAACAAACTCGGGCATTACTGATAACACTTGTTTATTTTGCAGTATAGTATTTTTAATTTCATTTTTTACACTATCTGTAATAGAGTATCCTTCATAAGGATTTAATGAAATTATAACTTTACCATACATTGGAGGATCATTATCTTCGCCTCCCCAAACAGATACCGATTGCACTAATGGATAATTTTTCGCAATCAATGATTTGTAATCTGCACCTGTAACTGCTCGATTTGAAGCTGAGGCAAATTTAGGTGCTCTAAATTTAATACTATTAATATCTTCTTTTGCCAAACCACCGCGAGAATTTGTTAATGCAGTAATTGCACCAGAAACTGTTCCACCACCAATGCTTGCACCGCATGCAAATTGTTGAGATAGTGTGCCTGCAATATTACCAAGTACACCATTTGTTATGCAATAATTTATTGTAACTAAATTATTTCTTGCTAGCTTTTTGCCAAGTACGCCATCGCCAAAATATATTTGATATAAGCCTGTAGGATTTTCTTCAAGGAAAAATACGGTAGAAGTGCCATCAAGATCTAAAGTATCTTCGGCCAGTGTGTATACTGTTTGTGTTGTGTCTGTTACTGAATTTTGCACAATTACTTGTATTGTACTGGTGTCTATGTTATCGTTAGGTACAACATATTTTTCCATTGGACCAGGAGAATCTACGCTATATACGTAACTTAGAGGAACGCCTTCAACGATTTCAATATTTTCAAAAGTATAATTTCCGTTAACTGGTTGTATTGTTTTAGATTGCAAATTAACAAATGTTAATGTAGTATCATTGATATATGTTGTAAAGGGAGTGTATCTATCCAACGTTAGAAAATCAGGAGTACCTGTTAGCCCTGTTACCGAGAATGAAATTGTTGCTCTTGCTCCAATAAATGATACTGGAGTATATCCCAAGTGTTTAGCAATTGATACCGCAGATGCTCTTTTTACCGCAGAATCTAAAAACATATCATTTATAACCATACTAGCTAAGTATGCATTGTAATGGGTGTTGTATGATAATAGATCCATCAAGATTGATAATCCTGAACCCTCAAAGTCAAAATCTGTAAAATAAGGCGCACCGTCAGTATCAGTATAATTTTTGAGGTAATCTTTTAGATTTGATTTTATTGTATCAAAATCTAATTCTGCGATTCTTAAATTTGCCATTATCTTACTCTACTTATTGTTGTTGTGACTGTTACTGGCAATGCTACATTGTTAAGTCTAAATGTTACCTCAATATCAATTGCGTTTAAATCTGAATTGTCTACAATTTGAACATTTAAGATATTTGCTCTGGGTTCAAATTTTTCTATAGTATTTCTTATAGATCTTTCGATTGCTGCAACCGTTGAAGGCATAAAATTTTCAAACATCAACGCGTTTACTTGACATCCAATTTCAGGATGAAACGGCCTCTCATAATTTTTCGTCAGTATTAGATTTTGTATAGACGCTTTTACCGCATCAACATTTTTTCTAGTAAGAATATCTTTAGAATATGGATGCGGAGCGAACATCAGATTTAGATCTGTGAAACGTCTTACGGTATTGGTTGTAGTAGCCATTTTTAATATTTATTATAATTTTATTGCTAGATGACCGAAATAATAAATAACATCTTTATTTATTACAGTAATTTTACAAATGCGCCAGCACGGCCAGGGCTAGCTGTACTGTGATTCGCAAGAGTACCTATAGGCATTGCAGATTTTGAACCATTTGCAGCGGCCGCGACGTGTATCCATGCAATAGTGCCAGATGGTCTAGAAGCGTATTCTAATAATACTTGTTTATACGGAGTATTATTTTTTATCCATTCTGCAATCTCATAGTAATCAGAGTATGAATGTCCTTTAAATTGTAAATCGACTGCTTGACCCACATTATGATCTGAACTAGAATTACCGGCTCTAAAACCACTAGTTATAACCATATCAGGATATTGATCTTTAACTTTATCAAGTACATTTACTGAGAGATATTTTAAATTACCCACAATTTGTGCGGAAGTTAATCCATTTTGCGGTTGTACCGGATGCGATGTAGCAGCTGGTTTTGTAGTTACATCTCCTAAATATATATGCTTTGATAATTTAAGAGAATCAGGAAAATTACTATAATTGTCAAACTCTGAATTATCTACTACCACTGCTTTTCCTTGAGATGAGCTGTCTGTGTCAGTGGCCGTACCCGAAAGAGATTTAACCGACGAATTAACTTCCCCTGATTCTAATCTTTTCTTAGCAAGATCTGCCGCTTCTGGTTCTAAACTATCCCCTAAAAATATATTACCTGGAGCATCGGGTCTACTTAATTTTGATTTACTTGAAACTGTTGGAACTGTTTTTTCTTCAGGAGGATCGTACACTGGTAATTTTGTTGTAGAGATTGAGAGAGCTCCCATTTTTGTTTTTACTGTTGTCGCATCTAGTAACAATTCTAATCCACCCTTTACGCTTGCCTTTGAAGCTGATCCAGATTGTAATGCAAGATCTTTACTTGCTTTAGCTGCAAAAGATCCATTTTTCGCATTCAACGTGATACTACTACCTTGAATGTTTACCGGACCGTCACTTGTTAATTCTAAACTAGATTTACCCGATACTTTAATATCTTTAGCAACAACCTGTACAGTGGTTGCAGATTGTACTAAGGTTGATCCGTGACCTGTTACATTTAATGCTCCATCAACTTCTATATCTGCATTATTTTGTACTAGTATCTTTGTTGGACCACCTACCGTTATATTATGCGCACCCTTTACATAGACATATCCATTATTATCACATACTTCGTAACTATCTCCAATTACTTTTTTAACCATTGTACCGTTGATATCAATTTCAATATAAGTACCTTTTTTATGGTAAATATGAATTCTTTCAGCATTTGGACTTGAATCTAGCTCAATCACATGGCCTGCTTCAGTTTCAATTACTTGATTATATGGATATTGTGTGTTATATGCGGTAGTTGGTTCATCCCACGTAAAACTTCCTGACGCAGTAGGAATAGATTTTTTTCTATAATATTCTTTTGTTTTAAAATACTTATGTGTTTTATCTTCTGCTGCTAATTTATTAGTATCTGGTTTACCTGCATAATCAACCTTGGGATAAATTTTCTTTGGATCACTAAATCCTTGTTGTGCAGCAAATGAAGGATCATTTAATGGGCCGGCCGGAGTTTGTTTTGGATTTGAAGGATGCGGCAAAACTGCTGGAATTTCAGTATCACTTGGTAATGTTGCTTCAGCATTTATATCAGTAGCTGTTCTTACAGGATTTCCTGATCCATCATATATTGCCTCACCTGT